TCTTTATTATTAATTGATTTTACATAATCAAATACATTATTTTGTTTTGTCTTTTCTAATTCATATTCAACTTCTTCCTTATTTTCTAATCCAAAAAAATTTTCCATAGCGCACTCACTTAAATTCAATAGGCAAACTCATTAACTCAACCATACAAGCTAAAGTATGTATTTCTTTATCTACAGCAAACGTAGATTCAAATCCATACTTAGAAAGTATTAAAATAATATCCGGTATTGATTGAGGACTTGCCTTTTGCATAAGTTCTTCGTATACTGAACGATATAACTCTTGTTCAGTTCCATGCCAATTTTCAAGAATAAATTTACGAACAGAATTAAATTTCTTACTTTCAATCGCTTCTAATAAGGCATCTATTTTTTCATTTTGTACATTTGAAAGTATTTTATCTGAAAGTTGTCCGGTAGCACTGTATCTTTGTAATTCATTTATACATCTACGAAAGTCTGGGAAAAAATGCACAATAGCATGTTGAATTAATTTCTTATCAAAAGTAATGTTTTCTTCTGTTAAAATATTACATATTCTTTGGTAAAATTCACCAGCTAATTTCGGTTTCTCTGCTTTAGGAAATTTAAATTCAATAACGGAACATCTAGAGTGTAGGGGGGATATAATTCTTTGAGCTTGATTTGCAGTCATAACAAAAGAACAATTAGAGGAAAATTTTTCAAAAAAGTTCCTCAAAGCATTTTGACTTAAATCTGGCAGATGATCTGCTTCATCTAATATCATCATTTTTCTTCTACCGTCAAGTGCCATAGCAGAACAAAAATCAGTCATTTTATTTCGTATAATATCAATAGACCTTTCCTCAGATGCGTTAATCATCATTACATCAAGGTCTAATTGATGAGCAATAGCCAAAGCGGCACTTGTTTTACCAGTACCACCAGATTGAGAATGAAAAAGAAAATTAGGTAAGCTACCTTGTTCTACAAATGAAGTTAAGGTATCTCTAATATCTTCAGGAAGGATTAATTCTTGTACACTTTTTGGACGATATTTCTGAACCCATAAAAATTCTTCACGAATGATCATAATCACAACTCCATAATATAATTAATAATTAGTACATCTCCATCTTAATACTGTTTCAAATTATTATTAGTATTTTCAATAGTGAGCTTATGAGCTTTTATTTTGTTTTGAAGTTTTTTCAAAATCTCCTGATCTTTAGTAACAGTCATTGTCTGTTGATAAGCAGAAATATTATTTTCTAATCTTGAGATAGCAGATTTTCTTCTGATGTCTTTAGCGGCTTTACTATTTTTATACATTACGAATTCTCCTCATTATAACATATTATTATTCTTTTGGCAAGGCATATTTTGAAATATATAATCCTGCTCCAACACCAAGTCCAAATCCTACGGCAAATAAAAACATTGAGGTCATTTTACTACTCTTCTAATTTCTTGTTTTTTACTGTTGAAAATATTCCATCATACAAATAGAAAACGTCCTCTGTTTTCGCACGTTCTTCGGCAATATTTCTTTTATGAAAAGCTTTTGCTACACGGGTTAACATAGCTTTAGGTATTTGATATTGCTTAGATAAATCACTTAGTGCATCCTTAATAAAATCTTTTTCGGAATCCATTCTGGTCATGCAATCTGAAATTTCTTTCAATACTTTTTGTATCGCTAATAAATCAGCTTCTGCTGAAGGTAAAACAACAGAAGTGAGATTGTTTTGGTTACTCATAATTTTATCAACTCCTTAATAATTTTAGGTATTCAAATAAAGCCCTAAACTTGTGAACATAATCTCTAGTTTCTTTAGGTAATTTTAATCTCTCAATGTTAGATGTCTTATATTTTGAAATTTGTCCTCTTAAAAATGTAGGACCTACATTATATGCTGCTAATACTAATTCCCAATTATCAAACCGTTCTCTTAAAAAGAGTAAATATTTAGCGGCAGCAACTGTAGATTTTTTCCAATTGTATCTTTCATCTGTGATGAACCCTTCTTTTAATCCTACATGTCTTGCTGTAATATCATTTATTTGCCACATGCCTAATGCACCTTGAGATGACTTGGCATATGGATTAAAACAACTTTCTATTACTGGTATAAAAGTAAGCATATTTGGTAATTTATATTTTGAAAACACAGGTTCTATAAATTCTAAATACTGCTTTTTATTGGCTCTTGATATACAATATTTTATACTCCTTTCAAAACGTAAATCATTATAAAAGACATTGATTTTTTTATCACTTGCACTTATATTTGTATAAGATAACATAAGTGCTAAAAAACACATAATAATTTTTTTCATATTACATAATAATAGATGAAGCATCCGCTGAAGCAATATCAATACCCGAAGTTGCCTTAACATACATTGACTCAACTTCTGACTTAGATGAAACAATAGTCATTATATGACTTGTTTTGAGAGTTACAGTTTCTGTTGACCCTGTATTTATCCAAGGCATCATTCCCACTCCTTGTTGTGTTTGAATTAATACAAAAGGATTTTTTATTTCAATAGTACCTGTAGGGTTTAGATAATTTTGGTGATCTTCTACTTTAGCAATAATTTCTTCACCTGAAGAAAGTTTACAAGAACATATATTATATGACATACTATTCCTCTTCTAGTCCAGTTACTGGTTGTTGTAATGCAGCAAAAAACTTATATTCTCTATTTTTAGATGTAAATTGTGCTCCTCCTGCTGCTGCTATTCTCACTTCATAATCATCACTTAACATCTTTAACTTGGATACTTCAAACACGGCACTAAATGGTTTTCCAGTAGTATTCTCATGTTCAATTTTTCTTCTATGTCTTTCTGATGAATTATTACTGCCGTTTTGTGATACGGTTTCTGAAACCATATAAATTTCAGTACCGTCTCCTTCAAAAACTAAATTCATAAATCCATTAATAGCGGCAGCTTTTTTTCCATATTCTAATAATGTTTCACTTATTGTAAATTTAATTTGTGGTTTTTCAATTTCATATCTTTTAGACTTATCAAGTTCTTCTATAATGTTAGGATCACAAAAACGAATATCTTGACTTGTTTTATCTGACTTGATCACTAGATGTTGTTTATCCTCTGGAAATTCTAAAACAGTATCACCTGTTGAATTTACTAGAGAGTATACTGAAATAAAATGATTTAAATCAAATATACAAAACTCTTTTGGAAACTCTTCTTCAAAAGTAGCAAAAGCAAAATGATTTCTAGAATTTGCTACTGTACTTTGTAATGCTCCTTCATAAAAATGAATTGATTCATTAATGGATGCAAAATTATTTAATAGTAATAAATCAGATTTTGAAAGCTTCATAACGATTACTCCTTAGTGGTCACGATTTCAATTAAAATACCAGCCATACCTTTAGAAATTTCATAGGTATTCCACCGATTGTCTATTATAATCCCATAATCTTTAAAATTAAACACGGTTACGCATTCATCTTCAAACACACAATCTAATGTATTTGTAGCGTAATCTATTCCTAAATTATACATTCTATCAATTTTCGCAGGTTCATTCTTAAATTTTCCTAGCAATTCATGAGGTTGAATGATAATAATCATTATATCATATATTGTCTAAAATGTAAAGTTATTCTTTGATATCAATTTGAAGTTCTTCTGCAGTAGGAATTTTCATACTCTGAGTTCTAGATTGAACTTGCTCCATTGCTGCCAACGCTTGTACAGATCCACGATATACATATGTTCCCACATGAGAAAGTTGCATCCAAGGACATGCCCAAATTTTAGTTCCAGCTTTTCTTGACATTTGACAAAAGAAATAATCTTCTGACAGAAGACGATTTGTCTCTCCGCCGGTTGTTTCAGGTCTATCAAAGTCTACATGAAAATATGCTGTGATATTTTTAGAACCATTAAAATCTTTTGAATGATTATGATCCGGTCTGTATTCATAATTTGGATAATTATCACGATATGTTTCTAGTGCAGATTTACTTATCATCATAAATCCAGTACCAATTTCTAAAACTTCAACAGGTTTAAAAATTTGAATTTCACCACGTTGTGCTGGATTAAAAACAAAGTCTCCACCAAACTCA